TCTCAGAAACAGCTGATTATGCGATTGGCGATTTGGTTGCGCGTGGCGGGAATATTTACCGCGCTGCTGTTGCAATCACGGCTGGGCCTTGGAAAGCTAATCAATGGACTGATGTCGTTAATGAGAATGACCATCATCACGGCGTGACGCTGTTTGATGCGTCAAAGAGTTATTTGCAGAATGAGTTGGTTGCACATAGCGGCGAGATTTTCCGCGCAGGCAGCGCGATTCCAGCTGGCGCGTTTAATGCGACCTTATGGACGAAGATTTCCCCGACTCCGCAAGCTGCGATGGGTGTCACGCCTTTCTCTGCGACAACGGCATATGCGGCTAATGATTTAGTCGCCTATCAAGGTAATATTTATGCAGCAAAGGCGGCAACCCCTGCAGGCGTATGGGATGCGACGAAGTGGACGAGTATTACGGCATTAAGGCCGCCAACAGCAACGACGCTTGGCGGCGTAAAGGCAAATGTCGGCGCTGCTGGCGAGGTCGTCTCTGGTATCGCTGCTGACGGGGCTCTTATCTATTCGTCCCCCGTATCTGGGAACGCTCTTTTATGGGGCGGCGTTACAAACAACATCATTTGGGGAGTTTAAAAGATGGCTGCTATTGATTTAAAAACGCTTGCCCCTGACACTACATTTCCAGTAGGAGCGGTATTATTTGGCGCTGACAGCCAAACAGCCGCGTCTCCGTCAGTGTATCCGCTTTCATCCATTCGTATCCCCGAATATGCTGTTGATTTAGCTGGCGGCGTTACGATTGATACGACTGCTGGAAAGTATTTTTCTAAAAGCATAACGAGTGCCGTTACCTTAGGGGTTACAAATGTTCCAGCAACGGGAACGCTTTGCTGTTTCATGCTTGAGATTACAAATACAACAGGCTCATTAAATCTATGGTCAAATATTAAATGGCCGAGTGCTGTTGTCCCTTCCATTACGCCGAACGGGAAGGATATTTTCGGGTTTATCACGAGAGATGGTGGAGCTACGTGGAACGGCGTTTTAGTTGCGAAGGATGTTAAGTAATGACCGCAACTGATTTAATTTTAGCGGCTCCTTACGCAAGGGTTTTAAAAGGCCCCGGCGAGTTAGGGTTTGGCGTTGGCTTATATACAGCGGGGGCTTTACCCGCTGGCTTTACTGCTATGGCAAACAATACAGACCCGACAAACGAGAATTACGGGAATTACCAATATACAGATGGCTCAATATTGGTATTTATTCCAAAGTTTTATTATCGCATCGGCTCATCAGTTAGCCCGAGATTTCCTAACTTTGGATTAAATGCGATTGATATACTTTTCTCTGACACGTATGCCACAGAGGCTTTAGCGAATGCGGCTGGATATGCTCTTCATAGGGCATTTAAGGACGGCGGGGCTGAAAAAAGTGGGTTTTTCATAGATAAATTCCTATGCAGTAAAAATGGTGTAGCTTCCGGCAAAAGTATTAAAAACGCTGCTCCAATATCGCTTACGACAGATGCAAACTATAACCCTTCTAATGTGATGACGGGGTGTTCTGGAATTTTAGCTGATGCGCTAGTCTTGTCTAGAGCGCGAGGCGCAGGGTTTAACTGCGCGTCTATATTTATGTATGACGCTCTCGCTAAGCTATCGCTTGCGTGTTCTCAGTCATACTCTAGCACAAATAATATTGCGTGGTATGGCGCGACGAATAATTTCCCGAAAGGATGCAATAACGGCGCGCTGGCAGACGTTAACGACCCGACCGTAACCTTTCAGCAATCTGGCACGGCTCCGGCTAATGTTAAGCCAAATACGGGCTCCGCTAGTAATTTGGCGAAAACAACACATAACGGCCAATCAAGCGGAGTTGCTGATTTAAATGGGGCAATTTGGCAAGCTGTTTTAGGCATTACGACAGCCGGAGCTAATGCGACGGATACGGCTCAAACTACATCAGGGGATGCATATGTCCTTAAGTCAAGCGTATCCTTATCTTCGCTAACATCAGGATTTGGCGGTGCCACGGATGCGTGGGGAACTGGGGCAAATCTTTCAGCGAACTATGACTATTATGCTGGCTTCCAGCCGTGGCTAGGAACCACAGACTGGGAGCGGTTCGGCAATGGGGCAAATCAAGTATTTAGCGGCGCATTGAATGGCGTTGATTACCTTAGAAGCTGTTCAGGCATTGCTTTGCCTACGGGGATGAGTGCGGCGGGGACGCCGCTATTTGGTGAAGATGGGAATTATAGATATGGACGCGCTAATCTTTTCCCGTTGGCCTCCGGCGGTTGGGACAACGGCGCGTACTCCGGTGTGTTTTGTCGTGCTCGGTACTACAGCCGGTCGGACGTCCACATCAGCCTCGGGTTTCGTGCTTGCGCCTACGGGTCGTAGCTTGAGGGAGCGGCGGTAGCCGCGCACAATTACTTTTTACGCAAAATACATGAGGCAGGACTATGTATATAGATACAGTTACCGGGACATATCCACTGACAGAAGATGAGGTCAAGGCTAAGTTTCCAGATACGCTTTTCTCTGCGCCATTCGTCCCGCCGCCGGGATTTGCTTTAGTCGCGCAAACTCCGCATCCGCAATGGAACCCTGTTATCGAAAGCGTAACAGAGGGTCGCCCAGAATTAAAAGCAGATGGCTGGGTTAGAACGTGGGAAATACACAAGACATACGCTACGCCTGAACAAGAGGCTGCTGCGATTGCTGCTGATAAAGAGCAAAAGCTCATTGAATGGCGCAAGACGGCTAGAGTTAGCGCTGCTAATGGCAGGAAGCACTTAGCCAAAATTGGCAAGCTAACTGATGTGGAAAATATATTTGCTGCATCAGGCGCTTCAAGCGAACTTAGTATTGATTGGGAATATGCGACTGAGTGGGAGCGCAATTCTCCGCTCGTCAGCGCAATGCTTCCAGCATTAGGTAGTGAAGCAGTAGTTGATAGCGCGTTTTCCGCTCCGGGCGCTTTGGTGAAGTAAGTGCCCGACGACTTACGCTATTTGACAGCATTAAAGCGGAGGCGCGCTGCATTAAGCGCAAAAGACGATTTGCTGTCTTTTGCGCGTTTAATGATGCCAAAGCAGGATGAGCATGAAAATCCTGATGTCTCTGAGTATATGGTTGCTAAGCATCATAAAGTTATCGCAGCAGCTTTAGAGGAAGTAGAGAAGGGAAACATAAAGCGGTTAATTGTCAATCTCGGTCCGAGACACGGGAAAAGCCAGTTAACAAGCCGATTGTTTCCTTCTTGGTATCTGGGGAGAAATCCTTCAAATTCGGTTATCTTGGGAACTTATAATGAAAAGTTTTCTTGGGATTTCGGCCGAGATGTTCGGGGCATTATTCAAGATCCGATTTATGGCCAGGTTTTTCCGCAGGTTAGTGTACTCGCCGGCGCAGCGTCGGTGGACAGACTTGAACTTGAACAAAAAGGCAAAATCTTCTTCGTTGGCCGTGGAGGTTCCCTCACAGGAAGAGGCGGCCATGGTCTTATCCTCGATGACCCAATCAAAGATCGAGTGGAAGCCGATAGCCCAACTACGAGAGAAAAGCTCTGGTCTTGGTATAACCAAGTTCTGAAGACCCGTTTGCTTTCCTCCATCGGCTGGATTGTTCTTATTCAAACCCGATGGCATGAAGACGATCTTGTCGGACGTTTGACTGATCCGATGAATTCTTGCTATTCAGCTTCGGAAGCGAAGAAGTGGAAAATCATCGATCTTCCTGCTATTGCAAGAGAAAAAGATATTCTAGGACGGAAAGAGGGTGACGCTCTCTGGCCAGAGAGATTTCCTATTTCATATCTTCACGAAATGCGGGAAAGCGACCCTCGAGGCTTTCAAGCGCTTTATCAAGGAAGTCCAACTCCGGAAGCTGGAAACTTTTTTGATGGCTCACAACTTCGAACCTACACGCGCCCGACTGATCGGCCGCCGAATGAGAAGCTTAGATTTTATTGCGCTTCGGATCACGCGGTTAGCACTAAGCAAGATCGCGATAAAACTTGCCTTATTCCGGTTGGTGTTGACGAGCACGACAATATCTGGGTTCTCGATGATGTTCAGTGGGGCCGGTGGCAGACTGATAAAGTCGTGGAACTGATGATTGATATGATGGCCAAATATAAGCCTATGTATTGGTGGGCGGAGAAAGGGCATATTTCTAAATCTATCGGGCCTTTTCTTTTAAAAAGAATGCGCGAAAGATCGACGTATTGTTCAATTGATGAAATCACGCCGACTAATGATAAAAAAACTCGGGCTCAATCCTTACAGGGTCGAATTAGCATGGGCAAAGTCTATCTGCCGACTTATGCGCCCTGGTATTCGGAAGCCTATGATCAAATGTTAAAATTTCCCTATGGAGCTCACGATGACTTTGTGGACGCTCTGGCCTATGTGGGTTTAGGACTATCTAAACAGGTAAGAGCTGGACCTGTTAAAGCTAAAAAAGAGCCAAACAAAGTTTACACGCTTGGCTGGATTAAAAAACAAACACGCGATGCAGAGAAAGCTCGTGCTGTTCAAAATGGAGGTTGGTGATGCCCCCTGTTCTTCCGCCAATGGGTGGTGATCCGGATTTTATGATGGAAGGTCCTATGGAAGGACTTGATCCGATGGAACCACAAGAGGAAGAACTCGATGCTTCGGGTCCTACTTTAGAGGGTGAAAAGGTTCTTGAAAGAGAACGTCCAGAACCAACGCCACAGCGGAAAGCTTTAGTTGACTCTTTACAGAAAATGGTTAAAGAGGGTAAGACTGCTTGGAAGCGTGCTTTTCGTCAAATGGAGGACGATCAAAAGTTCTGCGCTGGCGATCAATGGCCTTCGGAAACAAAAGCCGACGCTTTTAATGATGCTTACGACGATCGTTATGTCGCTAACATAACTCTTCGCCATGTTCAGCAAAGAGTAGCTTCTCTTTATTGTAAAAACCCGAAAGCTGTTTCTCGTCGTCGTCAGAAGCTTTTAAGCACTGTCTGGGATGGAACAATGCAAGGGCTTATGAAAGCCCAGCAGACTGTTCAACAGGCCGCTGCTGCACAGCAATTTCAGCAAATGATGATGATGAATATGGGCGCGTCAATGATGACGGGCGCTCCTATGCTTCCTATGCCTGGTATGCAACCTCCTGGCGCGCCACCTGCAGGAGGACCTCCTGGAGCTGGTATGCCGCCAATGGGAATGCCGGCGCCGCCGCCTCAAATGCCTGATCCGATTGAATTAGAGCAAGCTCAAGCAGTTATAAATGACGCACAGCAGGCTAAAGCTCAAGTAGATCAGATGAACAAGATCTCTCGAACTTTAGAGCTCCTTTACGAATACGAACTTTCTGAACAGCAACAGCCATTTAAGTCAATGATGAAAATGGTTATCCGAAGAGCATGCACTTCGGGTGTTGGTTGGATAAGAGTCGGCTTTCAGCGGGTTATGGGGAAAAATCCAGACTATGATAGTCGTATCGCGGATATCCAACAAAGGCTTTCTACTCTTGAACGGATCTCAGCAGATTTAGCTGACGAAGAAATCTATGCCGACGAAGCAGAAGCAGAACAGTTAAAACTTCTCCTCGAAGACATGAAGAACGATCAGGAGATCGTTGTTCGAGAGGGATTGCTCTTTAGTTATCCTAAATCTACTGCAATTATCCCCGACCCTCGATGTGTTCAACTTAGAGATTTCTTAGGGTGTGATTGGGTAGCAGAAGAGTTTTGCTTAACCACAAACGAGATTAAAGAAACCTACGACATCGACGTTGGCAAAAATTATACAGCATATGATCGTTTAGATAGCGGTTCCGATTACGAGCGCTATAGAGCAATCTTTGATAATAGATACGGAGCTAGCTCCGAAGATCGTGTTTCTTCCGGGGATAGCCAACATGCACTCGTTTGGGAAGTCTATAATAAAAAAGATGGACTTGTTTATACCCTATGCGATGGATACCCTGATTTTCTTCGGGAGCCTGCTTCTCCTGAGTTTTATACCGATCGTTTCTGGCCATGGTTCTTAGTAGCCTTTAATGAAACTGATGGCAAAGTTTATCCTCCTTCGGATGTTTCCTTAATGCGGCCGATGCAACTTGAGCTTAATCGGTCCCGCCAAGGACTTCGCGAACATCGCTTTGCTAATAGACCTAAAATGGTTTATAGCGAAGGGTTGCTTTCCGAAGAGGATTTAGAGGCCCTTAGAAGCCATCCTGTTAATGCTCTTATTGCTATCAGTGGTTTGCAACCTCAGCAATCTGTAGATCAAGTTCTTCAGCCCGTTAAAGGCGTTCCTTTAGATCCGAACCTTTATGAAGTTAATCCTGTTTTCCAGGATATGCTTAGAGCTGTTGGCGATCAAGAGGCAAATCTTGGGGGGTCTTCTGGGCAATCTGCTACTGAAGCTAACGTGGCGCAGTCCTCCAGAGCTACAGCAATGGGTTCTGCTGTAGATGATATCGACGAAACGCTTAGTGCTATGGCTAAGGCATCTGGCCAGATATTACTTCTTAACGTTTCTGAACAGACTGTTAAAGAAATCGTAGGACCCGGCGCTATTTGGCCGACGCTTACTAAAGCAGAAGTAGCTAAAGATCTTTTCCTAGAAATCGAAGCTGGTTCCTCGGGCAGACCTAATCAGGCTCAGGAATTACAAAACTTTGAGCGCTTAGCGCCTATCATGATGCAAATTCCTGGGATTAATCCTGCATTCATGGCACGCGAAGCTATCAAAAGATTAGACGATAAGATTGATCTTGAAGCTGCTGTGATGGAAGGCGTCCCTTCAATCATTTCGCAAAACGGCGCGAAAGGTCCTGCAGCTCCAACAGGTCCGGGCGGTTCCCCCGAAGGTCAAGGACCAGCAGGAGCAAACAACGCTCCTGGAGCTCCTACACCGCGTCCTGAAGCTCCTGCGCCTAAGCCGCCAGGACCTCCAGGAATGGACTAAAATAGTAAAATAAAGTAAGTGTTTTCAATCTAACCAAAGGATATTCGAGTGCAAGACGAAACAACAAATTCACCGCCAGTAGAGACATCTACTCCAATAGAAAGTACTCCTGTTGCGGAAACGCCCTCCTCTGTAGAGCAATCTACAGAGAGCTCTAGTGAGCCTACCAAAGAGACTCTACTCGATGTGGTTCAATCGGTAATCAAAACCGAAGAACCGAAAGTCGAGGCTGAGAAAGCTTCGGTTCCAGAGCCCACAGAAACACCGCCAGAAGATGAGGAGAAAGCAGAAGACGACGAGTCAAATACAACAGCGGAAAGCTCATCGGAAGAGGAAGTTCCTGAAACACTTCCTACACCGATTAAGCGAAAGATTAGAAAGCTTCAGAAGGAAAGCCTTAAACTTCGCAATGAAATCGAAGGATTAAGACCTTCTGCCGAAATTGGACAACAGCTTGTTCACTTCCAGCAGTCTAATGACTTGGCTACGGACGATATCATGATGGCCCTTAACCTAGCCACAATGGTTAGGCAGGGGAATTATGAAGGGTTTTACAAGACCATTGCTCCGTTAGTTAGACATGCACAGGAAGTCACTGGTGTCGTTCTTCCTCCCGATCTTCAGGCGATGGTAGAGCAACAACAGATCACGCAACAGGCAGCTCGTGAGTTTGCAAAAACTCGTTTTGAAAAATCCAATTACGAAGCAAAACATCGCGACATGGAAATTCGTCAAGCTGAAAACCAGCTTTACCAAGTTCAAGGCGATGTGCAAAAATCCGTTGCTGCATTTGAACAGCGAATTGCTGCTCAAGATCCCGACTATAAGGCAAAGGCTGATGCAGTTCGTAGGGCTGCTCAAGCGATGTTATTTGAACGAGGTGGCAAAATTAACAGTGTTGATGAAGCCTTGCAAATTACGCAAGCTGCTTACAACGAGGTTAATAATCACTTCCGAAGAATGCAACAACCGCTTAGAGCTACAACCCCTACTCCGGGCGCATCAAATTCCCAAACCCCTCCTGTTCGGACAGCTCCAAAAAGTATCATGGAAGCTGCTTTGATGGGACTTGAAAAATCCCGCCGAATGGGCTAATTTAACGGAGAGCCATAATGGCTTTTTCAGCTGGTGAAATCGCCAACATTGCGAATGCAGCGTTGGATTACTACTTTAACAAGGGTGATACCTTCAAGCAGTCCCTCCAGAAGCGTCCTTTCTGGGACAAGCTTGAAAGCTCAGCCAAGACCTTCCCAGGCGGCAAAGGAAACATCTCCGTTGCAGTCGAAGGCGACTTTGGCGCTGGTGGAACGAACGACAGCATCAAGGGTTATACCCATGATGACAAGGTGAACTTCTTCACGCCTGCTAACATCAAGCGTGCTGACTTCCCCTGGAGAGAACATCACATCGGCTTGACGATGACGCATACAGAATTGAAAATTGATGGCATTTCTGTCGTTGATACAAACGGCGAAAGGACGTCAAATCATTCTCAGCGCGAACTCACGGTTCTTGTTAACTTGCTCGAAGACAAACTCTTCGCGCTTGGTGAGCAATATGCACGCGGCATGAACACTCTTGCTTATGGCGACGGCACTGGCGATGCGAAAGCTCTTGCGGGTCTTCAGTCTCTTGTTCGCGCTAATCCTGCAGCTGGCACTGTCGGCGGTCTCGACTCTGCTGCTAACAAGTGGTGGCGTAACCGCGCACGCACAGCAGCCTATCAGACGGCTGTTACTGCTACGCCAGCGCTTGCTGGTCATGGCGGCGATGCTGTTACGTCGAACGTCGCTGACGGCGGCGCTCTTCTCCAGACTCTGCAGTTTGAGCAGCGTCAGCTTGTCCGCTATGGCGGCAAGCCAACGAATGCCTTCTGCGGCAGTGCGTTCCTTGACGCGATGGAGAAAGAAATCCGTGCTAACGGCACCTATTCGGTGACGGGCTTTAATGGCGATCAGGATGCTTCAATGGGCTCTTTGAAGTTCATGGGCACCGAATTCGTTTATGATCCTACGCTTGATGACCTCGGTTTCTCAAAGCGTTGCTATTGGTTGGACATGAAAGCTATTAAGCTTTTCAAAATGGACAACGAATGGCGCAAAGATCATACGCCAGCTCGCCCTGCTGATCAGTTCATTCTGTATCGTTCAATCACGTCAACTGGCGCGATGGTTCCAACACAGCTGAACAGTTCACTGGTCATCGACATTAAATAGGAACTCTTCTGCGTCGTCGCACTCCGACGTTTGAAGATAGAGGTCGGCATATACCCCTAGGTCTGCCGACCTCGACTAAACGGAGTGCGGTTGAGTGTGAGGAATTAAAAATGCATTTTTGTACAGCTAAAATACAACTTGCTGGCGATCTTCGGAACGTTGTTCATCGCGAACATGATCGCCCGATTTCATGGCCTGAAGCGGAAATCCTCCGCTATATTCATGGTGAAGAAGCTATTCTTGACGTTAAGCCTTTCGTTAGCGTAAAGCAAACCGCTAAAGAGGAAAAGGAACGTTTAGGATTTATCTATGGGCACAGCGTTGTAGACGACGTGTTTCCAGGTAAAAATCCTCAAATGGAACTCGATGCTCCTGGAGCTCGTGTTTCGGATAAGTTTGATGTTTGGGTTAATCCTATTCAGCGTGAAGTTGCTGGCTATGACGTTCCTCCGGAACAGCGTTCAGCTAAGTCGACTGAAAAGCCAGTAGAAAATTCTGCTGAAAAATAAGGAATAGATAATGGCCACTGCTACACTATCTGTTTTAGTTAGAAACGTTAGGGCTGAAGCTGGCCATTCTCTCGCAGTTTCCCAAGGTTTAAACTCTGTTGATACTTTAAAATATCTTATTGCTAGAACAGAGTTTGAACTTTGGACGGCCTTTCAATGGCCTACATTGGCCGTTAGAGCTCAGGTAGCGCTTGTTCCTGGGCAATATATTTATGATTATCACCCCTCCCTAACCTTCGACCAAATTCGTGAAACGTACTATCTCCCCGATGGGGGAAGTGCTTTTCAGGTGATGGATTACGGTTTACCGGAGTCTTGTATTAAAGCAGACGGAACTAACTCAACTTCGGGGGTTCCTAAGCTTTGGGAAGATAGTTCTCAAGACGGGAAATTTCGTGTGTGGCCAACGCCTTCAACGTCAGGAAATATTCGTTTTAAGGGGATGACGCCTTTAAAACCTCTCGTCAATGAAGACGATTTATGCACTTTAGATCCGACGCTTATTGTGTTATTTACTTCTGCTGAACTTCTGGCCAGAGCTAAATCGGAAGACGCTGCTTCTAAATTGCAAAAAGCACAGCGTCATTTGATGAAATTACTCGGTCAAAAGGTTTCTGCAAAGCATAAAGTTTCTACTATGGGAGCTTCCAGAAGAAGTTCGTCATATGCAAGACTTCGCCCTGGAATTGACTACATCCCGTAAGGTTGCCCGATGCCTTATTATTTAATAGAAAATTTCAAAGCAGGTCTAGATGTCCGCAAGAGCATTTTAACAGCGCCAGCGGGGACTTTAACTCGGTTAACTAATGCTGCTATTACGCCAGGCGGGGAAATTCGAAAAAGAAAAGCTTTTGTTAAAGTAGCGACTTTAACGGGGACTTTTGGATTAGCTGCTATTGGAGCTAAATTAGTTACATTCACTAAGAATACTAATCCTGCTAATCCTGGAATAAAAGACCCCGTAACTAACGCTTCTCCGACAGACGTGACTTTAGAGTTCCATCGTCTGCCTAACGAATCGCCAAGTTCAATTTTAACTGATTACGATATCTTTGACGGGAAGTTGTACGTAGCTTTATACGATGCTACACCTTCTCCCCCTTTAAATACGCAAACTGTTTCTGCTCTTCCGACAGGTATCCCTGATGGAACGACGTTTAAACAAACATCGGATAACATCATTTACGTCTGGCGTCAAAATGCTTGGGTTCAGTGGGAAGCTAATAAGCGCGTTGACTCTGTTCCTGCTAGGGGCTATTCTGACGACTATTATCATAATCTAACTAACGGCAAATGGTATCAGTGCCGAAGTGGGTCTTGGTTAATCCAAACGGGACCTCCTTCAAATGCTGCTAGTTGGCCTTCAGGACCCTCGCTTCCTTCTAATCAAATGGAGGGTTACACGGTCTATAACTACAACGAACAAGTTTTCTATAAAACTATTAACCGTTTTTGGGTTGTGTATACTCCTGATCAAACGGGGGCTACTCTTCCTGCAGGAACAAAAGACGGAACGACAGTTAAGCTTTCCACCGATAATAATTACTATGAGTGGAAAACTTCGGGATGGATTTTATGGCAAGGCCGCGCCCCAGTAGCTGGAACACAAGGAACGACACTTCCAACAACAGCTATTGACGGAGCTATTTTTCTTCGCACAACAGACAATACGACATGGATTAGAAAGGCCGGGATTTGGACGCAGTGGGCGCAAAGTCCTCGGTTAACTAACCCTCATTACTATTATGACGATCGGGATAAGGTTAAAGATCAGCTTGTTCAAAATCTTGATTTGACTTGGGAATGGACGACAAAAGTTAATCCTAACAAAGGCGGTTATCAGGAAACCGAAGGGTCAGGATTAGGCCTTTATATTCGTTCCTATAAATCTAAGATGTATGCTGTAGGAGATAAGTATCTCCGCTTTTCGGCTGTAGATAACGCTTTTCTTTGGGAACCTGCTACTGACACGAACGACACCTCGCGAACAGGAGCGGGGTTTGTTAACGTGTCTTTGCAAGAAGGTGGCAGTGCAGTTCTAAAAGGCGTTGAAATCTATTACGATAAGCTTGCTTTAATGAGTGAGCTTTCTACCCAGATTTGGACGGTCGTTTCAGATCCGAAACAAAACGCTTTAGGTCAGGTTCTTCGACAAACAGGAACAAGAGCTCCTTGGGCCATTCAGCAGTTTGGTTCCGGGGATATCATGTTCCTTAACTCTTCGGGGTTACGTTCACTAAAAGCCCGAGATATTTCTAACTCGGCTGCAGTATCTGACATTGGTTCCCCAATTGACGATTTAATTAGGGGTATCTCTGAAAGAGAAAAAACGATGTGCCGCTCTGTTCTAGAGCCTGTGGTTGGTCGTGTTTGGTTCTGCTTTAGAAGAAGCATTGCTGTGCTTTCTTATTTCCCTGGTCCTAATATCACTGCTTGGGGTCTATACACGACTGATTTTGATATAGATTACATAGTTGCTGTAGCTGATCGTCTCTTTATTCGCAGTGGAGATGATCTTTATTTATATGGCGGCGTGAATGGCGAGACATACGATAACTGCGCCACCGAGGTAAGGCTTCCTTTTTCGGATGGAGGAAAGCCTGGACATACTAAAATGCTTCAAGGTTTAGATGCTACTGCAACAGGAGATTGGACTGTTAAAGTAGCCTATAACTTTGATCAACCTGACGTGGAAGAAAGCGTAGCGACAATTTCTTCTGCGACATGGAACAAAGGCCGATATGAGATGGAAGGGTATGCATCCCATATGAGCCTTCGGTTCTATTCTACTTATGCAGGACCTGCTACGCTTTCAAACGTAGCTATCCATTACAATATAGGAACCGATGCAGATTGATCGAAACATTGAGTGCAAATTGGCTACATATGAGGATATTCCAGCAATTGTAGCTATGGGGAAACAATTTTTTGGGGAGTCACAGTATTCGTATTTAGGAATTGAATTCTCGGAAAAGGTTACTGAAATGTCTCTTTACGAGACTATGAAGTGCGGGCTTTTTCCGATAATTCTGGCTACTAAAGATAAAGAAGTCATCGGCGGAATTTCACTAATGTACGACTATTCTTTTAGTGAGAAACCGATAGCTATTCTTCAATACATCTTTGTAGAGAAGCCTTATCGAAAAGGACTTGTTGGAAGGATGCTTGTGCATCATGCAATTGAAATAGCCAAAGGGGATGGAGCGACATCTTTCTTTGCCCCGATTAACTCGGGGACAGGGGCTGTAAGAAGCCTGGCTAATTTGTTTAGAAAAGGGGGTTTTTTGCCCTCAGGTGTTATCCTATCGCGAAGTCTGTGATATGACTTCTGGTTAGAATTATGGAGGTTTAAATGGGCGGTAGTGGCGGCGGTGGCCAAGACATGAGCCAGATGTTCCAGATAATGGAAGCTCAAGACGCTCGTGCTCGGGAAGAACAGCGCCAACAGCGGATCAATACAGGTCGAGGGTTTATTGATCGGCAGTTCAAGCAACTCATGGACCCTAATGACCCCTTTTATACTCGTTACGGTCAGGCTGTTTCGGATTACTATAAGCCCCAAATTCAAAAGCAATATTCCGATGCTAACAAAGAGCTCACGTATCGTTTAGCAGATGCTGGCACTCTTAGATCTTCTTCGGCCAATGAGGTCACAGCAGATCTAGCCAATCAAAATGCTATGAACGTAGCTGGCATGAATGCTAAAGTCGACAGTGCTAAGGCCGATTTAAGAAACCGCGTGGCCTCTGAAAAGGCCCAGGCCGAAAATCAGCTTTACGCCACGGAAGATCCAGATATGGCTCTTACTTCGGCATTGAATAGCACGAAGGCGATAAATTTAGCTCAGCCGGATTTATCCCCCCTAGCTAACCTATTTAACGTAGCTACAGTGGGCGCCGCAAACGCCATGAAAGCTTGGCAAAATCAGGGATTAGGAAGCCCCACAGGTTCCCAAGCGGGAAGTGGTTCAGGACTTCCTAAGTCCCAAGGTTCGTTCTTCGGAGTTTAATCATGGGCGCTATGATGGGTTTAGCAGGTACTGCCGACAGCATGGGCGGAAGTATCATTGACATGCAGCAGCGCCAAAAGGCGCAGAAGCAGCAACAGCAAAACATAAATAACAATCTTCTTTATCAAGCCCTTATTCGACAGCAAGAGTATATGCGTCAGGACCAGTTTCGGAACAACGCAGACATTTCTCGCCTCGGAACTCTAAACAACGACGTTAGCAATATTGCTCAAAAGGCTAAACAATCTGCCGAAGCTAATCGCCTTAAAGGGGAATATAGCCGAGGAACAATTGCTGCTGCTAACGCTCCTTCTGCTTCGGATGCTTCTATTCAGGCCGGCGTTCAGCAGGGAGCTTTAACTGGTCAAAGTGGTGGCGATAAGGAATTCACTTCACATCTGGCCAGAAGTTTAAATAATGCAGCATCTAGCGCAAGAGAGCGTATTAATGCTTTGGCCGATTTTAGTTCCTATGGGGATAGCTTCCAGGGTTTAGGAACGGAAAATCCTCTGGCTTTTGCGCGTTCTGCTGCTGACATTAATATGTACAACAACTTCCGAAAAGGCTCATTAGGAGCATATGGGGTTGAAAAACAGATACAACCGCAACAAGTCCAGTACCGGGGAAGTCCAGCAGCTATGGGGCTTAATGCTCTAGGAGGACTTCTTGGAGGAATGGGCAAAGGCGGCGGTGGTGGAGGTCTCTTCTAATGGCTACAATGTCAGTAATCTGGCCTAGTGCTGGAACGATGAATACAGGAGCTGGAGGAGCTTCTCTCGGGCAATCCCTCGCTAACGCAATTGATCCAAGTCCTTTGCAGCAGCTTAAAGTCGAGCATGCTCAGGCAGTTATGCGAGAACTTGCTGCTCGTCAACAACAGATCGAAGCCGCGACCGGATTGACGAAATCTAAAACTTTGACCGAAGATCAAACTCGGGCTGGCCGAGAAGAGTCAGCTACGGGGGCTATGGGTCTTGTTAAAGACGGAAACATGCAGCGCGTTATTGGTGGCGCAGCAAGGGCTGGTAACGGAACTAAAGACATTATTGAAGGCGTTTTAAAAGGTGTTGGTGGAAATAACATCATGAACGGTCCTCAGACCGAGAATGATCAAAGAGCAGCCACAACCCTTTATACAGGTCATGCCCCGCCGACGAGTGCAACTCTCGGAACTTTCGATCAAGCTGGCATTCGGGATGAACAGGCTAAAGCACAGGCTAAAAATCCTGTTCTTCCGACTGATCCGACAGCTCCTATTGATCCGAATATGCCTAAGGCTAACCCGCCTCCTCCAGGAGTTGATCCGAAGAAGTGGGCGCAGCTTGAGGCTAAGCGTATCGAAGATGAGACGACTAATAAGGCCGCTGACGTATCAGCAGCCAATTCTCTTATGCCGCAGTTTGCAGAGCTTATGAGGCTTTATAAGCAGACTGACGAGGCCGGTGGCATTGGTCCGAATGTTGGTAGTGAACTCGGACACAATGTCTTAGCAAAAAGCGCTGGAGTTATTGATCCTATAGCTGGCACGTCTCTCGGCAAAACAGCTTCTACTCAGGACATTTATAATAAGCGTTTGCAAGATATGATAAACGCTTATACGAGAAAATCTGCTCACGGACAAGGGCAGCTTTCAAATCTGGAAAGAAAACTTTTTTCGGATATCTTTGCTAAAACCGATGTTCAGGATTATGCAACAGGCAAGGCTATTTGGGCTGGAAAAATCTCTGAAGCTCTTCGTTCTATGGGACTTCAGAACATCCCAGGAGACGCGGCCATTGACCTTATGATTGATCCAGGAAGCGCTCAGCACTTTGATGAAGCTTTCGGAGCTGGTTCAGCGGCTAAAATATTAGGCGGTCAGTAATGGCTAACCCTTATCTAAAGTACACGCAGCAGCCAGCAGGCGCCGCCCCTAATCCTTATATGAAATACACAGACCCCAATTATTCGGGTCCGATGACTGTTAAGCAAGAAGCTGCTCCTCCGATGGACGCGGCCCATGCAGAAGCACGTGCTGCGATTGATGCTAATCCCGATAAGTTCCGCAATACAGGAGCTTTGGACCCTTATCTTCGCAAAGTAGGACAAGGCGTTTCTCTCGGGTGGACGGATAATATCTCAGCAGGTTTAGCTGCTGTTCGGGATACTGTAAAGCATGGGGGAAGCCTTGGGGATAACTACACCAAGGAAATGGCCCTCCAAGATGAGCTTTTAAAAGACGCTAATAAGCAGACGGGTTTTGCTGGCAATGCCTTAGAAATGATTTCTAGCCTTCCGACTTATCTCGGGGGTGGAGAAATCATCGGTGCGGCGACTAAAGCAGCTCCTGCGATTGTTTCTCGGTTGCTTTCAAGTCCAGTAGCACAGGACGCGATTTTAGGGGCCTCTACGGGCGCTGTAGACGCCGCTGGACACGGGCACAGTGCTGCACAGGGTGCAATTGGGGGTTCAGCAGGCGGTGTCGTAGGCGGCGCTATTGGCCGAGGACTTGGAAGCGGCATTGATGCTCTGGCCGGAAAAGTAAAAGAGTTTATTTCTCCTGCTCCGGTTACGGACTTTCAAAAACTCGGAGCCGATGCGCTTAATAAGTTCCGCACAAGTGGAATTGAAGTTACGCGTCCAGGGTTAGATGAGCTTCAGTTAGCCTTTCAAAAAGTTTTAAAAGAGGGTTCTTATAATAAGGCCGATATGGCTGGCTTAGAACCAGCATTTAATCAGTGGGATCGTTTAGTCTCGGGCAAGGGCACGATTACTCCTGGCGGGAGAATGGGGCATGTAGCCAATGCCGATGAACTTCGCAATATGTTTAATGCTTTAGGCCGAGGAAATCTTACGCCAGAAGAGACCCATATAGCCGGCGGCATGCGGAAGAGCATTCAGGACATTCTCGATCAAAATAATCCTACCTTTGTTCAGGGCGGCGATGCAAAATTAGCTGCCGAAAATTGGCGGGAAGCTAATAAGAATTTCACGACAGATTTTAAACTTAAAGCTTTTGATGAAGCTAAAGAAAAGGCCGACGACGCGGCTAATAGAAGCTTCTTCAATGCTAATGTGGAAACTCCTTTAAAAACACAAGCCCAAAATCTTCGGAAAGGTCGAGGAGATTGGACGCCGGATGAGTTTGCTGCTATTGAGGGGGTTTATAAGCCTGGAAGAATTCCCGCGCTTATTTCAGGCATTGGCCGAACTGCTCCTACTTCGGGGATATTAGGACCTTTAACGACAGCTGCTAATATAGCTACAGGCGCCGCTACGGGGACACTCCCTCTTTCAGCAATGCTTGCTGCTGCTACTCAGGGCGCTAAATTTGCTGGAGATAGCATGATTAGAGGCCGAATGAATAACATTGAAAAAGTCATTCGCAATGGAGGAGTAGCTCCGATTGTGGAAGATTCGATGGTAAATAAAGCGCTTTCTCGAGGTCTGCCGATTATGGGAATGGACCTCGGGGACAATGGAGCTCGATAATGGCCGATAATCGTTCCGCTTTGTATGTAATGCAAAAGCTCCAATCTCTCGGATATAACCCTATAGCAGCGGCTGCTATTACAGGGAATTTGGCTCATGAAAGTTCGCTTAATCCTACTGCGAAGGGGGACAACGGAACGTCTTATGGTATTGCTCAATGGCATAATGATCGTTGGGCGAACATGGTCCGTTGGACGCAGCAGAACGGTTTAAACGCTAATTCTCTTGACGGGCAGATAGCTTTCCTCGATCATGAATTAAAGACAAAATATGCTGGTGTTTATTCGCAGTTAAAAAACGCTTCGGACTTGAAACAAGCTACTGCAGCCTTTACAATGGGGTTTGAAAATCCTGCTCATGGCGAGACAGGAAATCCTGGAACTTATCATGGTTGGGGTTCCCGATTAGGACATGCAACAACGTTAGCTTCATTAGCAACAGGCCGTCCTATGGCGGACTTTGCTGCATCTGGTTGGAAACCTACTGACGCAGCTCCTGGAGAAAGCGGCCCTGCAGCCCCTGGTTCTGGGGATGTTAATATTGCTCTCGGACCTCCTCCAGCAACTCCAGATTTTTCCGAAGAACAAACCCCGATGTATGAGGTCCCCGTAGCAGGGGGCGGTGGCGTGGGTGGCTTATCAGAGGATGGGGAAGAGCCTTTGTATGCTGACCCCGCCGCCTTTCAACAAGACACTTCGGGTTTGACGGATATTGCTCAAAAAGTACAGCGGGCAAAGATGAATAAGCCCGTAGATAACATTATTGACCCAAATAGTTTAGCTGGACTATTTAAACTCCCGACAATTGGAGCTGCTGCTCAAATGCAAGCTCCTGCGCCAAGGAAATTCGGATGAGACGCACCCCTTTTAATCCTCATTTTTCTGGTCCTGAAGATGTTGTTGCTCGAACGCTTTTAGCGGAAGCACAAAATCAGGGCTCTCGAGGGATGGAAGCAGTAGCTCATGTTTTAAAGAACAGAGCGGATGCTGGCTATCGACATGCTCATACAATGGCAGACGAAGCCCTTTCGCCTAAACAGTTTTCTGCTTGGAACCGAGATGGTTCTGGGGGTAACGTCGGAAGAGATGTTTTGCGTATTCCGACGGATGCTCCTATTTATCAACAAGCTTTACAAATCGCAAGAGACGTACAAAGTGGAAAACTTCAAGATATTACTCATGGTGCTTCTCATTATTATAACCCTAGCGTTGCTCATCCTGTCTGGGGGAACCAACTTCAAAACGTCTCAAACATAGGGGCTCATAGATTTGGAACCGAAAAGGGTTTTCATATTCCTCAAAACGGCGCTGCTCCTGTTCCTGTAGAAGCTCAAGCACAACAAGCTCCTCAGCAACTCTCAGAACAGCCTGTTCCTGTTCCTCCTATGCGTCCTGAACACTTCGGCAAACTAACTGATGCGCCGCTTCCTCCAGAACGTCCGAATACTTTTGCAGCTCCTGAAGGCACGCCGCTTCCTCCTTCGCGTCCTTACGAGATGCAAACTGCTCCTACGCTTACACCTGAAATGGTTGGAGCTCCTACCCCGACAGGGTTAAGCATGCAAACAATGTATGACCCTAACGTAGCTCCTGTTATGCCTGAAACGATTTCTCTTCAAGACTCCATGCCCGATATGAGCACTTTTGACTTCGGGGGGATGCTTTAATGAGCCAAAAAGAGTTTTTCGACGACATCCGAAAGACTGTTTTCGGCGGCGCTTTAACAGCGGCTCAAGTTGCTGGCGTAACGCGCATCATTGAATATCGTGACACGCAGTATCGCGGAGTCACGAATAATCAGCTGGCTTATATACTTGCAACTTGTTTCCATGAAACTGCCAGGAAATGCACGCCATGCACCGAGTATGGCTCTGCAGCTTATCTCAAATCAAAAAAATATTTTCCTTATGTTGGCCGTGGCTTGGTGCAATTAACCTGGAAGGCGAACTATGAGCGATATGGAATTTCTAATCCTTCTGATGCTCTCACCTGGCCTACTGCCCTTCATGTTTGCTTCGACGGAATGGTGACAGGTAAATTCACAGGGAAGAAGCTCAGTGATTACATCTCTGGCTCAAGTGTTGATTACATTGGTGCTCGTCGCATTATTAACGGCACTGATAGGGCGTCACTTATAGCTGGCTATGCTGCGTCATTTCAGCATGCGTTGAAGTTGTGGCAGCCAACGGCGGCGTCTGTTGCGCCGCGCTCAGTAGTCAAAGAGAAATCCTTCTTTGATACGATTGGTGATTTCTTTGGCCTTGGCGGCGAAGAAGAAGCAGCAACAAATGCTGCGTCAATGCCCCCACCCACTCCAGCAGTTTTGACAGGTGAAAAAGGTTACATTCTAGCGGCATTAACTGCCGCTGTTGGCGCGTTGCAATTAGTGCCTTGGCAAGATGTCGTTGCGCACCCAGACACGGGCATGAGCCTTGTCATCACGGCGGTAGGAACTGCCGTTGCAAGGGCTGTTTTGCCTAAATGGATTCAGTTTTTTGTGCTGAGGGGTGCATGAATAATTTTCAGTCATACAATTTCGCCGTCGCTATCGTAACGCTCTGCGT